TATAGTTTTTGTATTTGAAATGCCAGTCTTAAGCTGTTGATTGTTGCGCTGTTTGCTTCAGTAAGATCGGCATAAAGGTTGTAAGATGAATCTTGAGGTAGTTTTGTTCCAGAGGCGTTTAGTACGGTATTTCCGTATGCGAACGGAGCGGCGGATGAGCCAGACTGGTGTGAGACATAGTATTCACCGTCACGGCCTGAGCCACCGCCTACGCCGAAGTTGTCACCAATTACGATTGGAGCAGTAGTTCCGAGCGGTAGTTCAACGCCGGGGCCTTTTTGTGGCCATGGTAGACATGATGTGAAATAGTCGTGTCTTTTGCCACGTTTTAAAAGCGTGTAATCTGAGTTGGTATCGGGGCCGTCATCTTTATCTACCACAATTGAATCTTGCATATTCTGGTCACGATACCAATCGTTCCAGATAAGGTTGTATGCCCTGTGGTGAAATGATGTGACGGATAGACTGGCGATACCTGTGGGGAGCCCTAGATAGTCGCTTAGAGAGCCTACAGGCCATCCAGTTGAGACAGGTGAGACGATTTGTGGAGTTAAGTATTCTACCGATGTGTCCGGGTCGTACGGGTCATCGGTTTCGCCCATGAATTTTTGGAAGTTGTCCCACAGTAAGCGAAGCGGGACTGCGAAATAATGGACGTCCATGAATAGATTGTCCATGATCGGGTAAATTGGAGTTGTCATGCGGGCGAATATTGTTGCGGATAGATTGAATGTGTCCCCAGGGAGTGCTTCATCTGCGAAGAACGGTATTAGATATCCTGCGTCAAAGGTCGTTTTATAGCCGTGGTCACGGTTAAATACTGAGCGCGGGATGTTAGCCTGTGGAATGCGGGAGAAGTCATGCTTCATTACCGATTTCATTTTTGTTCGTCCTCTGGTTGTTCGTTGATTTCGATTGAATCTAGTATGATTAAGCCTTTTGTTCCTGCGTCCAGATTAAGGCGGTATTCAATATAGTCCATCAGATCGCTGTCCGAAGTGAAAGCGGCGTGATGAACATAGATTGTTAGTTGTATTTTTTTAACGTCATAAAGTTCGCCTTCGGCGATATAGTTGACGTGTTTTGTACATTTTTTTTGCCAGTTTTGTTTTGTCATGGTGTCACTTAGACCCTTTACATCAAGTATATTATAAGGGTCTTTGTTCCGTCCGTAAGGACGGACGGTTTTTTTTAGCCGCCAGATGCGGCAGGCTTAGCGCCTGCAGGCGCTTCGCCCTTCATTTTTCCGAGAACTACTTCAGCCAAGGCTTCGATTGCTTCTCGCTTGGATTTTGTTTTCTTTTCGTTCTCGATAATTTCTGAATCTTTGATTCTCATTGATTCAGGTAATAGGCCGAGATCAATAGATTCGTTAGTATTGTTTGGATTTTGTACGAAGTTGAGCAGTTGTCCAACATCGTTTTGGAATTTTTCTCGGACTTTGGCGGGGAGAGCCATAAACATTTTGTTGGCTTCAGATATGCGTCCGAGGGTTTCTGGTAAGTTTTGAATATCGGAGAAGTCTCCGAATTGTGCCTGTCGGCCTTGTCTGATTTTTGTAGGATCGACGAGTAGACCTGTTTTTTGATAGCGACGGATAATGTTGTTCACGTCGGCTTCGTCACGAAAGGATTGTTTAGTTCTGGATATTACTTTGCTTTCGTTTCCGTCTTTTGTTTGGAACGATAATTTTACGGGTGTTCCCCGTTGTGCCATTGAGTTAAATTCAGTTTTTGACATTTTTCCTTTTAGGGTTTTTATGGGTTCCTTGCCCATTTGTTATATAGCTTATTTTATAGGTTGCGGTTATGTTTTGGTGTTTTTTTTTATTTATTTTTTTAAGTATTCACTAGCGTTAGATAGAAACTCTGGCTTCGTCGAGATAATCTCACCAGAGTTATCGTCATATTCACCAATGACGAATAGTTGGAAATCATCCGGGTGACGATTTATTGTAGTTTTTGGATCGGATACTAGATCGGAGAATGCTCTGATGGCGAGACCGTTAGACGGCATGAAGAAAGGTGTAGCGTAGTTTCCTGCTTTGATATCACGGATTGCAAAGATTTTCTGTATCATTGTTTTCGTACCCCCTCGTTAGACCTTTAGTTATTAGTTTTTTGTATTCTTCACGAATGTCAAGCCTTTTTTGTGTATTGTTTTTGTTTCCTTGTGCGGCGAGCATTCGTTCGCCTTTTAGTTGAGCATATTTTATTGGATTGTCAAGAGAAAATTTGTTTTCATAGTATTTTGGTGCTTTTGTTTTATATGTTTTTACGACGCAGAAGCCCTCAGGGTATACGTCTTCTTTGAATTTGTCGTACCAGGCGGATGCTATACCGGGTTTTCTTGACATTGTCAAGTATTCTTCTTTTTTTCCTTGATAGTGTTTTTTTCTTAAGTCAGCGTCGGAGAATTGTTTCATACGTGAGTATAATTCTTCTGATGTGTGGTTTTCTTTTGACCATTTTTTAAGTACATAGCGGGCAATATATGCCGCTGATTCGAATGTGACTTCACCGATTGTATTAAAGCCATAAGGCCATAATTTTTTTAGAGTATCCGAGGTATATAGTTTATTTCCGTTGATTTCTTTTATTAAGACTTTGTCAGCAAAGTCATGGTTAAAGAGACACGCATGATGATGTGGTCTGGCAAATTTGGATCCGTATTCTCCACAATGGAAGAAACGTATTATTTTTGGTTGATAATGTTTTCTGAGTCGCTTCATAAAGTTTTGGAAATCAGCGACTTTAAGTGATGAGTGTTTGTCAAGATGTTTTTGATCAAATGTAAGAGTGATGAAGCAGTTGTTTTCGTGGAGTGAGGATTCGTGCATACAGCGTATAGCCCATTGTAGTGAGCGATCGAGCCTACAGCCGATGCACCGTCCACATGGGACGGGGATTTGTACGGGGATTAGAGAGAGATCGAGATTAAAGACTAATGGCCGCTTTCCTGTTTTCGGATTTATTTTCCGTCCATAGTAGGCGGCCAGAGGTTTATAACATGGCATATTTTTTAGATGCGGTATCCACCACGCATGGGTGTTGCTGACATGTTACGTTTATTTGTTCTGGATGCAGTTTTTGAGAAGTATTTTCGATCTGATCTTTTTTTTGCTTTATAGCGTTTCATTTTTACCTCACTTTCTTTTTGTCGTCGAGACTTATTTGGATCCGAATGCGTTGAAATTTCGGAAAGGATTGATCATATCAGTTAAGTCGTGAACGTCTTTGAAGGCTTTTAAAAGCCCTTCAGATCGTCCGTGGTGCTTTTCTTGTATTGTGAGATTTCGATATTTTTGAATTAAATATGCGTTCTCGATGTTTTTTCTGGCAGTGTCAGCGGCAATGTTTGCCATTTGTGCGTTATTGACTGCCTGGACTGATTTTTGTGTTAGTACTTCTTGTGCGCCTTTTGTTGCCGCTGTGCGGGCTTGTGATGCTGATGAAAGGCTTTGCCCGACATTGTTGAATGCGGCAGAGAATGCAGAGCCGCTGTTTTCAAAGTGTGCGAGTTGTGGATTTGGTGTACCTGCGCCTTGAGTATTGGCTGATAGTATCGGATTAAGCCCAGCAGCTTTAAGGTCTGCAACGTGGCGTTGGTGAGCGGTGTTTGACATACGCTCTTGCCAGTTTTGGTTATCCTGAGCCATTTCTTTGTTTGCTTCGTTTGCACTGTCTTGTCCTTTCATTCCGAGAATTCCGCCGATAGCGGAAGGCAAGACGTTGCCAAGAAGTTGGCCGACGGGATTTTGTAGGAAGTTTCCTATAGCACTGAATATTGACATGGTTTTCCTTTTCAAGGGTGCGGGGGACGGATTGAACACGTCCGCCGCTAGGGTAGCCCTTGGATTTTTAGAAGTGATCTATTAAGCCAGGTACAGAGTACACGGGCATAGGTCTTGCACATTTACAATCAATGAAGGAATCCAGTAAGAAGTTTGGAGCGTCTGCCACGGCGAGTACACGTGCCATTGGCGGGGTTTCTTCAATGAATGTAGGTGAAAGCGTTGGCAGATCTTCGAATTCTTGTGAGAGGTGCCAAGCGTCAAGTGATGTTGCGTATGTAGAGCGAAATTCGCCTGTAATTTTTGACGGAAAGTAGCGGTATTCCGCCCATCTTTCCTGATAGCCGAATACGTCATTATCTTCGCTCGTTCCTTGACAGTAGATTTCTTTGTTTAGGACTTCCTGTTCTCCCAGGTGAGCCAGAGCCGGCCAGTAATAATCAAAGCGAGTACGGCGGCTGAACATACGAGGAAGGCCTTGTTGGTAAGTAAGATCAGCCCGTACAGAGAGTAGGCCGATAATAACAGAATGCTCGACGAACGATTTTGTAAATCCGACGTTGCGAGCTGTGATTGTACCAACTGCCGACACTGAACCGAGAGGAGTAGTTGTTCCAGTAGCAGGTTTTGGACTTGTTTGTGCCACGGTAGTGAGAGTAACTTGAGCAGTAGAGCCACCGAGATACTCAGGACGCTGTAAGCGAGCGTCAGGGGAAATAACTCCAAAGTGTGAACGAACCAGTTCAACATAGCGAGTACCCCCTCTTGCGTCTCTTTCGTATAGTTTTTGTATTTGAAATGCCAGTCTTAAGCTGTTGATTGTTGCGCTGTTTGCTTCAGTAAGATCGGCATAAAGGTTGTAAGATGAATCTTGAGGTAGTTTTGTTCCCGAGGCGTTTAGTACGGTATTTCCGTATGCGAACGGAGCGGCGGATGAGCCAGACTGGTGTGAGACATAGTATTCACCGTCCCGGCATGAGCCACCGCCTACGCCGAAGTTGTCACCAATTACGATTGGA